TTTCACTTTTTTGGCCTTTTTACTATTTAATAAAATCCTTAAATACTTATTCAATCTATAGGTAAAGCCAAGTTATTTATCCAAACTTGTAAGAACATTTCTACTAGAGTAAGGTTGAAAAGCTGCTTGGTCAATCGGAGGCGTTGGATATAATTGATCAATAATAACTACAAATAATCCTACGACTATAAAAGATGCGAGAAAGATTAAAGTATTTTTTATATTATTCATTTTACCCTCCGAATATGTAGTCTAGCTATTCGCATTCTTTTTCTATCCTGATCATAAGAGCTTTTACTTTTATGCATAGGAAAATGAAAAGTCTTGTGCAAATGAGTAAGAAAAGCATGAAGTATTCGAGTAATCTTTCGCACATTATTTCTCCTCTTGATTAAATTATAAAGTACGCGTATTCCATTTCTTAAGCATTATAGCACGAAGATCCTCAATTGTATCAGCATCTTCTTCACAGTTAAAATGCATATTGCAATTACGACAATGAATATGATCACAAGAATGTGGTTCCAATCCTCCCCACCCATCACTGCACCATTGGACATCTGCTCCACAGAATGGACATGCTTTTAGTTTATTCATAATTTATTTCTCCTATAGTTTTTAACTTAGTTCATTTTCCCCATCTTTCTTCACAGTAATGTGCTCGTTTGCGATCTTGTAGAGATCTTACTTTGTAATTAAATTCATTTCGATGAATAATAAATGTAAACCAGAACCAATCTTTTATTGTTTTCCATATTTTCATATTTTATTCCTTATCAACTTTTTGTTTAGCATCATCAAGTGCTTTTGTTTCATTAGTAACATCAATCAACAGGTAGGATTTTCCTCCTTGAGTTACTTTACAAATGCCTAAGGCATCAACAGTTACGACAGGCACGAAGTTTGTTTTCTTTTCAAGTTCGGCTATTATTTTATCCCTATCAGTTAAATCGCTTTTAGCAGCAAAGAACATTCCACCAGTTCCAAGAGTTATACCAACAATAAATACTACTGTTTTGTCAATGTACATATTTACCTTACAGATTATTTGTTAATAATTAAGATTCTTCTATTAGAATCTGTAACAAAATAAATCAGTTCGTTTGGCCGCTTATTAATGGCTTGTTTATGGTTCCAAGCATAAAAAGCTTCGCTGCGAGAAGTCTGGTAAAGGTTCATTCCAAGGAGTTTTGGCAAGAATTTGCGTTTTATCACAATTTGGCTCCGTTATTTAAGTTTCTTAATCTCAGCTAAGATTGTCTTAAAATCCTCCACAGCTATTGAGAGCTCTAGAGAAGAGCCAAGAGTTGCACAGTGATTATCTGGCACTTGCCAAGAACCATGCCCTTTTACGCCTTCTCTAGCAGAAATTAATGATCTTGAGCTAAATTTTTCTTTAAGCTTTTCATATCGATTAATTAATTCAATCAGCATTTCTTTATGAACTTTTTTAGTTACTACTGGCATGTTATTCTACCTCCCCACGAGCTTTAGCTAAAACTTGCTTGGCTTTCTCAATCCATTTACCATAAACTCGTTCTCCTGCTTCATATGCGAGCTCTTCATCCAGAGCCTCAGAAAGAATAGCAAATAAGTCTGGTGCAGTTTCAATAAGTGTGGCATTTTTCTCATGAACTGTCTCACAGATTAAATATCCTTCATAATAATCAAAATCCACAGAATTATTTCCAAGTGTGTTTTCAGTTTTATGTTCAGTTATTATAAAACTTCCTTTACCTATTTTCCAAGGTGCTGGAGTAAATTTTGTTTCCATATTATTTCTCCTTAAGAGCAAATATTGATTCGTAAAAGGTATGAATTGTCATTCCTATCTCAATGGTGCTTTTACCTCGCATTAAGTCAAGCATAACAGATATGCAGATTTCACAAGATAAGCCTTCTCGATATAGTGTGATTATTTTCTTGAGTTGTCGTTTGTTCATAGGTTAAGCCCCTCATTTAATAATAACTAAATCATTATAACCAGAAACTCTAGCAATTACTTCTTCAACTAAACATTCTTCTACTATAGTAACTTCTTGAGAATATCCACCATTAAAAACATAATCAGAGTCTTCATGTAAGCAATATACATCGGCATCCATAGGGAAATTTTGTAACCTAGTTATTAATTCATGCACTTTCATTTTAATCTCCTTTAATTAAAATTTAACATCATTTTCAAGTTCATTGATATGTTTACTAACAACTTCTTTAAACATAGTATTAATGTCTTTTTCACTCATTTGATCTACTTGCCATTGTTCATAGGCAACCTTACGGGCTTTGTCAAAAGTATGAGGCCAGCAAGCTTCACATTTGCTCACATCGAGTTGATGAAGTGCTCGACTGGCGGCTACATACAAGATGTTGGTTTCTTCAGTGGTGGGATTCCCCTGATCGGATGGAACCTTAAAATCATTGGCTAGTCTCACTCTTGACCATTCAAGACCTTTTGCTTTATGAGCCGTAGTTATGGTTACATCGGCTTCGGCTGGATCTTCCACAGTTGATTCAAGAATAGATAGTAATCTTTCCCTGCCATAGAGTTCGATTAACTTTAGAATCGGCTTAATATCCCCGCCCATTGGAGAATTGGAATATTCAACAAGATCGATATAATTCTTAAAAAGGAAAAGGTCTGGATGATTTGAATATCCCTGAAGCTTGAGTTGAATTATAGAATTGATAAGATATGTAAGTTGTTGCGTTCCACCAAGGATGTGGACAGAAAGATTTTTGCTAAGTGCTTCTATAGTTTCGGAAATAACTCCTTTGTTTGTCCGACAGAGAATAGCATCTACAGCTGGTAAGGGTTCATAATGAATTGAAGATGTAACATCATCGTTGCCATGAAATGGAACATACTCGAATTGATATGGATAATAGTCAGTAATTATGGTGTTTGCCATACTGGCGATATTCTCTCCAAATCGGAAACTTCTAGTGATGTATAGCTTTGCCAGATTGTCATCCTGGAGGGCATTAACGGCCCCTCTCCAACTGTAGATTTGCTGTAAACAGTCGCCAACGAAAATCTTTTGACAACTTTGATTCTTGATTACTTGTGCAATTACTGGATTGCTATCTTGATATTCGTCAAAGAAGATGAAGTCTTTGTTGATAATTGGATTTGTTAATGCCCAGATTTTCAAATAAACATCATGGGTGATTGGCATAGGTTTGCCTGTGTCGGTCATTTCGTTAAATACAAGATTGGCATGTTGAACTAAATCTTCTCGCATAACTTCCAGATCTGAGTCTTGCAAGATTGTTAATCTTGGCAAATGTTTGTACTGAATAACTTCGTTGCTGGAATAACAGTACTTGCGAATCGTATTGAGAATTAAGTATCCTTTGTTAGCTGGACTATTGTATAACTGCCACTCTCCAATATCAAAAGTATCAGCCAGTTGCTTGCCTGTTAATTTGCTGAGCTTCTTCTTGTATTTATAGCCAACTGCTCCATAAGCTAAGGCATGGCCGGTCTTGCACATTATGTTGCTGGAAAACTTGGTTGCAGCCTCTTGGGCTAGGAGTTTGTTGAATGAAATGGATAATCCATATCCTGACATTTTGCGTGCCATTGCAAGCAACAAGAATGTTTTTCCACTTCCTGGAGGTGCTTGAATTGCATAATTGTTGCCGTCAAGAATGGTATTAACGTGCGATTCTTGTTCGGTGGTAAGAGTCTTGCCTTTGTATTTCATTACCATAGCTATACCTATCTTGAAATTTTATAAGGTAATTCACCTAAAAATAAGCACATACTTATATATTGTGCAAATGCTAACTCTTTATCTCTTTTAGCCTGACGCGCTTCTTTAGTCATGTTAGCTAGTCTTTCTCTTTCTTGTTGTTTGAAGAGTTCTCTGTCAATACCAATCTTTTCAACTGCAACTGCTTTTCGTTGATTAAAAGTTCCACGTCGTTTAGCTTGGCCCATTAGATACCTCTTTAATCATAATAATCTGGTTCGTCCATCTCAGCATCTGGCACATCAGCTTCGCAGCAATCAGTCACTGGTGATCCATAATCAGATGGATAGTAAATACCTGCTTGGCCATGAGTGCAATGAGTGCCAGAATAACTAAATGAATCATCTAAGGCAATTATGGTGCAGGGCTGATTGCAGGCTGGACATAGAAAGTTAGTTGGTGTTTTATAGAAGGGAAGATTTTTCATGGTATTAGCCCCATTAAATAAATCATTTTGAGAATCCTCTTAGCTAAAAATACAATTTATATTATTACTACCATTAGCTGATTCTACTCTTTTAAATGGAGCTAATTTTCCTGTGGAATTAATTTCATTTAAATCCATTAAGGCAACTTCAAGATCTTTTTCTATTGAGAAGGCTAAAGATGTTAAGCACCAAGTACCATCTTGTTCAACTTTAAATCCTTCATCTCTTGGACAAAAACCATCTTCTGTTCTGTCAGATAATGAAAATAAAGATATACCTTTCTGTGGATCAACTACTTTTACAAAAGCCTTTGTT